GTTGACCTGTCCGTCTTGAAGCTCCACGGCAAGGTAAAGGACCTGTACGTCGGTGACATGGCTAGCTCTAACCCGCTGTTCGCTGGCATTGAGGAAGAGCCGCTGATCGCCGGGCAGTTCCAGCTTGTCCCGGACCAGACCGTGGAGCGCGGCACCATCTACGTCTTCCAGGACGCCGCGTCGCTCGGCGGTGCGATCGGTTCGAAGTTCACATGGGACGACGGCCAGCCGCTCGTTACCGGCTGGTACCCCGAGCGCGGTGATTCCCCGCGTGGTGGCGCGAACATGGCGTGGCGCTCTGACTACTCGGAGTGGAACCACATGGGCCTCCGCGCCCCGAAGGCCATCGTCAAGGTCACCGGAGTTTAGGAGGTAGAGCATGGCTAAGGTCGTTTTGAACCAGCCGGTGCGCTACCCCTTCGGATTCGACAACGTCCACAAAATGGGTGCTGTCCTGGACGTGTCCGAGGAGGACGAGTCCAAGCTTCGGGAGATGGGGGCCGTCGAAGATGAGACCCCGGAACCTGTAGAGACTCAGGCAGACACCCCGGATCCGGTGGATGAACCACCGGAGGAAGCCCCGGAGCCGGCGCCGAAGTATGGGCCGCTGCCGAAGAAAACCGCGGGCGTGAACGTGTGGAAAGAGTACGCCCGGGACAACGGCATCGATATCCGTGGCCTGTCTGAGAAGGCGGAAATCATGGGACACCTGATGAAGGTGGCCAGCCAGTAAAGGAGGCGGCCGGATGAACATCATCACCGTCGAGAATATTGCTGGTATCTTCCCCCGACCGCTGGAAGAGGATGAGAGGTCCCGCGCCGAGAAGCTTCTTGATCGCTCACTGGAGCTGATCGAGCTGGAATTCCTGCGCCATGGGCGTGACCTGGAATCCGAGGTCATGTCGCGTCGAGAAGCGGTGCTTTCGGTTCGGCAGGCCGTCATCATGATGGTGTCCCGCGCCATTCATATCGGCGATGCTGAGGGTAAGGCTTCGTTGAACTCAGCAACTGGCCCGCAGTCTGATGCCATTACTTTCTCGCAGGGAGTTGGCATCAAGTGGGGCAGCGTCGGGATGGATAACGAGATCCGTACGGTCCTCGGCCTGGCGGTAGCCGCCTTCCCTCGAGGAAACGGTGGCGTGGTCGTCCCGTATGGGCTCGACCGGCCAGCTAGCACTGTGGCGGAGTTTTCGGAGCGTCCCCGTAGGCGGTGGTGGGCATGATCGGTTTCGGCCCTGACCAGCACGGCGAGACCATCCAGTTCCTGGGTGATCCGGTGCGTGACCAGTGGGGCACTCTGTTGGGCCGGGAGGTGCTGGCGGAGGTTCCGCATTGTGTTGTGTCTCCGGCGGGGGATCAGGTGGTCACTGGTGATGGTTTCGTGCATGGCGATATCACGAGGTATCAGATCCTCGCACCTGCCGGCACGGTGTTCCGGGACGGAGATGTTGTCAGGGTTCGCGGTGAGGAGTTCGTTGTGGACCCGCTGCAGTCGTTCGACTACAGCATCGGTCGGCGCCCCGTCGTCCGCCGCCACAAACCGAAAGTGATAATCACTGTGTCACGAGGGGAGGTGAGTGACGGTGTCGCTTGATATCAACGCGATCTTCAACGAGATGGCGAAGGCCCCGCAGGTCAGTGAAGCTGTTGAGGCTAAGGCTGAGAAGTTGCGGGATTACATGGAAATCCGGTGGCCCGAGGTCAATGACCTGACGGAGGCGCAGCGGAAGTTCCTGGATTCGGAACCTGGGCGGGTTATTAAGGTGACCGAGTCCACCCGGTCGAATCGCCCGACCCATGTGGTCACGGTGCGCCACCCTGCCGCGGTGGCGAAGCAGGCGAAAGATGGTTTCGTGACGAAGGCGGTGAAGGATGTCTCTTGATGTCGGATTCACCCCGGATCCGCCGGTGATGGTTCACCGTCATGTGCTGAAACTGTTTCCCGAGTCGCAGGCGGGAAGGGTGCATCTGCATTTCCTCCCGGACGGCTACAACGCGCATAAGCAGGGCATCGCCGTTGTGGTGGAGGGCGACCCGCAGCAGGAGGATGAAACCTCCTACTCGCGGGATCTGGTGCGGGTATCTGTGTATGGCCCGAACCACGACCAAACCCGCAAGATGGGCCGGGATATATACACCTCACTCACCCAGGGGGTCACGGGCATCGGCCTCGGGGTATCCCGCGCCCGATCCACGTTCTTCGGATCCGGCCCGTCGTACCAACCCACCGGGTTCGTATCCACCATGAGCGTGAGCGTCGGCATCGCTAAATTCCTGGCAACGCTCACCTAACGACCAGATTCTTCATCACCCCGGACCAGCCGGCCCGGGGTTTTCTTATTCCCAGAAAGGAACACATCATGGCACAGAACCGTGCAACCGGCCTGAACGTGCGCGTGCTCGAGGACAAGGAAGTGCTGTTCAACTTCGGTTCGAGCCCGGCGATCGACCGGGCCACCGGAACGTTCATTGGAGATTGGCACTCCGGTGGGCTCGAGCCGGCAGACTCCACCTGGGCACTGTCCCGTGAGGTCTCGAGCAATGCGACCAACCTGACCGGCGGTCAGACCGCCACCAGCTACACCGCCGGTGCGGTCACATCCACCGTTGACCTGATCCCCGGATCGCCGGCGCTGCGGCATATCGAGTGGCCGGAAGAGGTTAACCAGAACGGCACCCTGTACCTCAAGCACAGCTCGAAAACGGCGAAGGCCTATGTGGCCCGCGTGCACCAGTTCGCTAGCGGTGTCATCGGCATCATGGTGAGCAGGGAGCGGGCCGATCTCACGGCAGCTGAGCGGTCCACCACGACTGACCCGACCGCCCGTACCGTCACCGCGACGTATAAGAACGGCGATGACGAGTACATGTTCGAGCAGATGTACTACGTGATTGGAGAGGATGGAACTGTGGCTGAAGTTACTCCGAAGGTCTTCCAGGATGTGACCGATGTGCAGGCTCAGATTGATGCGGGTACTGCTTTCGTCCCGAGCGCTTCTGAGGATGATCTGACCGCTTATGAGGTCAATGAGCAGGATGCGGGTGACGCGACGCTGCATGAGTTCGTGGACCCGTCCACCGGCGAGGGCGCTACTCAGCCGGACGATGGTGGCGCGGGGACTGAGGGAAACTAGAAACCCAGTCGGCGGAAGAACCGGAACCGGTGGTTGAGGCCACCGAGGAGCCGGCGCCGTCTGGGGATGAAACTACTGAACCGGAGGATCCGGAAGCTCAGTAGTTGGATCGGGCCCTGGTGTTTCCTGGCGGTTTCCGCCGGGGCCCTCATAATCGTTTCGCCGAAACCGCCACCTTTGTTCATCCCTGCACCTCCCTGGTGTGGGGTTTTCGTATTTTCTGAAAGGAAACCGCCATCATGGCTACTGCCAAGAAGTCTGACAAGACCAGCACCGAGGTTGAGGTCGCGGAGAGCACTGCTCAGGAGCTGCCGAAGGTGGAGCTCAAGGACGGTATTTACATCGAGCGTGATGTGGAGCTGGCTAACGGCCGGAAGATTGAGGTCGAGGTCATCGTGGATCGTAAGAAGCTTCCGGCGACCTATGGTTCCTTGTTGGCTGAGGGGAACGGCCCGGCATTGACGATCGCTACTCTGACTAGTCGTACTCGTCAGATCCTTGACTGGACTGGTGCGACGCTTGAGGACCTGGAAGATGTGCTCCCCGATGTCATTACTCGATCCCGGGAAGCTGCCGACGCTGAGGATAAGTAGTGCTTTCCCGGCTGATTCTCGCGGATGAGCCGGGTGCCTGGACTACGTTCACCTCCGATGATCGTGAGGTTCGTGCGCGTCTTGATCCGATGTGGATGGGTGCGGAGAACCTGCGTGAGCTGATCAACCGCCCCGGATTGGTGTTTCGTGTTTTGGATGAGCAGTCCGCTGCGGCGGTGATGTTGGCGGACCCGCTGGGGCGGCGAGTGGTGCCGTTGCTCACTGACTACTTGGACGCGGTCGGGCTGGGCTTAGAGGGTCTGTCTTATTTGAGTTTCGTGCTGGACAATCTTGATCTTCTTGAGGTTGATCTGTTGCGTCTGGGGCTTGATGTGCGGGATTGGCTTGACCCTGATGGGCCGCTCTCGTCGCGGCGGGTGTACCTGCTGGCAAAGGACTTCGGGGATCGTCCGGAGACGAATATTGGGGCGAAGCGTTTCGACCTCAAGCCGGCGTCCAAGGAAACGATTGTTTTGGCGCAGCTGTCCGGCGGTATGTCGGAGTCCGGTGAGCCGCATATGTTCCTGAAATCTCCGTCCACCCTTGACGCTGAGCGCCGCGTGCAGGTTGAGACGGCGGCGAAGCTTGAAAGGATCAAGCAGAGAGGATTCTGACCATGGCTACTGGGTTCGTCTCGGTCCCTGTCGTGCCGACTTTTGCTGGCATGTCCAAGGAGTTCGCTAAAAAACTTGAGGCCCCTGCCAGGAAGTCTGGTGAGCGTGCGGGGAAGGCGATGTCCAGTGGCCTTGACGGGGCTATAAAGAATCTCGAGAAGCAGGTTCAGGCGTCCTCGGGGAAGTTGAATGATCTGGATCGGGCTTATGAGAAGTCTGTGTCGAAGCGGGAGCAGCAGCAGGACAAGCTCGAGGCATCCACTCTCCGTCTTGAGGATGCGGAGAGTAAGTACAAGGCGGCTGTCGAACGTGGGGACAGTGGGCTCAAGGAGCTCGCGAAGGTCAAGGACGAGAAGGCCAAGGTCAAGAAGGCCACGGATGATCTGCGTAACGCGGAGAATGATGTCACCGCGGCGGAGAAGAAGCACAAAGACCAGCTCGATGACCTGAACTCGACGTTGGGGAAGCTTGATGCGGCGCAGGATGATGCCGCGGATTCGTCCCGTGAGTTTGGTGATGAGCTGGGGCGTGCTGGTGCTGATGCTGAGGAAGCCGGCGGCATATTTGATGGGTTCGTTGGGAAAATCGGTGGGGTCGCCGGGGCCCTGGCGGGTGTCGCTGGGGCCGGAGCGTTCGCCGGCCTGGGGAAGGAATTTTCTTCCGAGGTCGGGCAGATCAACCGGTCCCTTGGGTTGACTGGCGAGGAAGCTGAGGCCACGGGCGATCAGGTGCAACAAGCATTGTCATCAGGTGTTGCGTCAGGAGCGGATGAGGCCGCCGGCTCTATTTCCGCGATTATGGGGCAGTTCGACAATCTGGGGCAGGACGGCGAGCAGACCGCCGGCGAACTGTCAGACAATTTCCTGGGGTTTGCCCGCACATTCGATATGGACGTTGCTGAGGCCACGCAGATGGCTGGGCAGCTGATTCAGAATGATTTCGCCCCGGACGTGGAGGCCGCTGCGGACCTGATGACTGGGGCTATGCAGCAGGTCCCGGAGGCTATGCGCGGCGAAGTCGGCGACGCTATTAATGAGTATGGTGTCCACTTCCAGAACCTGGGGTACTCAGGCGAGGAAGCCTTCTCGATGATCGTTGGTGCTGCAGAGGGTGGACAGTACCAAATCGATAAGACTGGCGATGCGCTGAACGAGTTCGCGAACATGGCGGTGGACCCGGCGAAGGCTGAGGCTTTTGAAACGCTGGGGATGAATGCTGATGAGGCCGCATCGAATGTCGCTGAGGGTGGCGAGTCCGCCCGGAAGACGCTTGAGGAGACTGCCAATAATCTCTTGGCGATGGAGGACCCGGGGCAGCGTGCGGCAACAGCAATTGAGCTGTTCGGTGCGCCGCTTGAAGATCTATCTGTTGACCAGATCCCTGCGTTTTTGGAGAACCTGGGCGGGGTAGAGAACACCATGGGGGACACTGCCGGCGCCTCGCAGGAGCTGGCCGACTCGATTGGTGATTCCCTCGGCGGCCGGATGGACCGGTTGCAGGGTAAGGTCCAGGCTCTTGCCGGGGATGCGTTCATGTGGCTGTGGGATGTGATCGAGCAGGATATCATCCCCGCGTTTCAGGACATGGGCCAGTGGATCCAGGACAACCGGAAGTGGCTTGAGCCGCTCATTTGGATCGGCGGGTCTGTCGCCGGAGCTCTCGGCGGTCTCGCTTTGGCAACCTGGGGGTACAATGCTGCGGCGACTGCTTCCAGTAAGGCCACGCAGATGCTGTCGAAGGCGTTCGGTGTGTTGACGAAGCACCCGATTATCGCCGCGATTTCCGCGATCGTTGGGGCTTTGCTGTATTTCTTCACCCAGACCGAGACCGGTCGAGAGTTGTGGGAAAAATTCACCACAGCGCTAGGAGTTGCCTGGGATTGGGTGGTCGAGAAACTGTCTATCGGCTGGCAGTGGCTCCGGGAGAATGTCTTTGATCCGCTGTGGCAGTTCGTCCAGGAAACTCTGTGGCCGATCCTGCAGCAGGTGTTCACGTGGATCGGTGATAAGTGGACACAGCTCACAGAAATCTTCGGGGTCGTGTGGGGCTGGTTGCGTGAAAACGTGTTCAACCCGCTGGCCGCGTTTGTACAGGAGACGCTGTGGCCCGCGCTTCAGACGGTGTTCGGCTGGATCGGTGACCGGTGGTCGCAGATGAGTGATCTGTTTGGCCGCGTGTGGAATTGGCTGCGGGATAATGTGTTCACCCCGCTGTCGAATTTCGTCACGCAGACGCTGTGGCCGGCGCTGCAGTCCGCGTTCCAGTGGATCGGGGACAAGTGGCAGTGGCTGAGTGACACATTTTCCCGCGTGTGGAATTGGATCCAGACGAATGTGTTTGACCCGTTTAATTTCGCGGTCCAGTACCTCAAGAACTGGTTCCAGCATCAGATTGATCGGGTTAATTACTGGTGGGAATGGTTGAAGTTCCAGCTGCAGCGCGGCTGGATGTGGATCGATGAGAATGTGTTCGCCCCGATCCGGGGTGGGATCCAGCGGGTCAAGGATTGGTTCTCTGACCGGATCGAGGATATTAAGGGCGTCTGGCAGGGGTTCCAGGACAAGCTGCATTCGGTGTGGGTCTGGGTGGATGAGAATGTGTTCGCCAAGATCGGGTCCGCTCTGGGGATTGTGCAGGGCTGGTTCGAGGGCGGCGTGGATAACATTAAGTCCATCTGGGACGGCCTCAAGGAGAAATTAGCAGAACCTATAAACTGGGTCATTAATTTCGTCTATAACGATGGCATCAAGGCCGTATTCGACGGCGTGGCCGAAAAGGTCGGGCTCGACGCACGGCTGCCGGAGATCCCGAACATCGCCTTCGCAGGCGGCGGCATGATGCCCGGATACACCCCGGGCCGGGATGTGCACAAGTTCTACTCGCCGACCGCCGGCATTCTTGAGCTGTCCGGCGGGGAACCAGTGCTGCGGCCGGAGGCCGGCCGCGTGCTCGGCAAGGACTGGGTCGACAACGTCAACCGTGTCGCTAAGACGCAGGGTGAAAGTGGTGTCGAGAAGTACCTGACCCGCTCGCACTTCGCGGACGGCGGTTTCTTCGGAGGCCACCAGGCGCTGGCCAGTGGTGGGTTCACGAACATGGCGGGCACCTTGTCCGCTATTCAGCGGTCGCACGCTGATTTCGTGTCCCACTTCTTCCCGGATATCTTCAACCTGACGTCCGCTGGGCGTAATGAGCCGGGGTCGTACCACGATTTCGGGTCGATGAAGGCCACGGACTGGCAGAACCCGGCGACCTACGCCACGCAGATGCCGTCTGCGGAGTCGAAGGCCTTGTCGCAGGCGATCTACAAGGTGTTCCCGGACTCCGCGGAGCTGATCCACCACCCGCTGGATGGGTGGCAGAACTTGCTCAACGGCGCTCCGCACGACTACGGGCCGGGGACTAATGCGGGCCACCAGAACCACGTCCACTGGGCGACCAACGGCCCGGCGGAGTTCGATGCGTCGAAGTCGCTGGACGACATTGGTGTTGGTTTCTCTGGTGGTGCCGCTGCGGATCCGGAGGCGAGCTGGGGATTCTGGGGTAAAATCCTGGACGCGGTCCCGAGTTTCGACCTCCCCGGTTTCGGTGACTGGGCGAAGATCCCCGGTGCTGCGCTGACCACTATGGGTGGTTGGGTGAAGGATTGGGCGGTCAATCAGTTGAAGGAGTGGGCCGATAAGTTCCTCAACTTCTTCGGCGTTGGTTCCGGTGTGGAGCAGTGGCGCGACGTCGCAAGCGAAGCGCTACGCCGAATGGGCTACGCCCCTGAGGACCACATTGAGGCGATGCTGCAACAGATCGACATTGAGTCGGGTGGCGATCCGCAGGCGATCAATGATTGGGATTCGAACGCCGCGAAGGGCACCCCGTCTGGCGGTTTGCTGCAGGTCATTGAGCCGACGTATCGAGATGTTCGTAATACGTACCCGGACGCGTTTGAGGGTCTGCCGGATGACCGGTTCCACCCGCTGACCAACCTCACCGCTGGCGTGGGTGCGGTGACCCGTGACTGGGGCGGTCCTGCCGGTAGGTGGCCTACCACTGCTGGTTATGCCGATGGCGGCATGATCGACCTGTCCAACCTGCTGGTGCGTGATCTCGGCGGCCTGGTTCCCTCAGGAGCTACTGCCGTCAACATGTCCGGCAGGGACGAGATGATGCTCCCGCCGGAAACCACCGCGCTAATGAACCAGTTCTTCGCGGAATTCCCCGAGGTCGCACAGGCCCTGACCGATGCGACCGTGGGTCTGGAGAACGCTGCCGAGTGGCTGTCCACGGCGGCCGATAGGCAATCCGAGGAGGGCATCACGGCACGGCAGTCCGCCCGCCGGATCCTTGACCTCGGGATTGATATCCCCGGATCCGCGATCATCACTGAAATCCTGGATGGAGAGGAGGCACTGTGGGAATCCCGCACCCGCCACCTCGATCACCTGGATAATTTGGCGGAAAAGGAACAGGCGCTGAAGGAAGCCCGTAAGGCGCTCGCCGACCTAGACGCCGGGCCGGAAAGCCTGTCGGAGGACGACCAGAAGAAGCTGGACGAGGCCAAGCAGTCGGTCGAGGAAGCTAAGGCCGCCCAGGCGGTGGCAGCCTCGGACGAGGAACGCGCCGACGCCGCGAACAAGCTCGCTGAGGCGGAGGAAAACCTCACCCAGGTCCGCGGGGACTTGGAGGAGACGACGGCGCAGAATGCTCAGCAGCATGCTGATGACGTCACCGCCGCCAACGAGGAGGTCGCCCAGGCCGAGCAGGATCTGATCGAAGCGAGGAAGCAGCAGGTCCAAGACCTGGACCATATTGTCCTCGTATCTGAGGATTCGATCATGGGGATGATCCCCCAGGTCGAGGGGTTGGCTGATCGGATTATCGGCATGGGAGCCCCGGCGAATGCGGTGAACCAGGGGCTGGGTGCTGTCATTGGTTCGCTGACCTCCATCGCGGGGCTGGCTGGCCCGGCGGGCATCACCCTGGGTATGGCGTTCGACGCGGCGAAGGTCATCATTGGTCTGATCCAGACGATCGTGACGTTCATCCAGGATCTGATTGCCCGGATCCGTGAAATCCATCTGGCTGCTGTGCAGGCAATGGCCGATGGGTGGCAGGTGATCGCTGATTACGCTGATCTGGTGGTGGAGATGCAGAATAATGTCTCTACCCTGCAGCAGGAGATTGTGCGTGGCCTGAATGAGCAGCGTGTGGCTGAGTTTGAGCTGCAGCTTGCCACTCGGGATCGTATGGTCGCCCAGGCTGAGGGTGAGCTCGCGGTGGCTGAAGCCCGGCTGGATCTGGTTGATGAGATCGAGCGGGGCAACATTGCCGCGCAGCTGCGTCTTATGGGGCTGCATGAGGACTGGGATTCGTACCTGTCCTACCAGGCTCTGGCCGCAAACGGGATGCTAACTGAGTGGTCGGACGCCGCTATCGGCGCGCTGTTCACGTACGAGGCCGCCCGCGCCCAGGCGTTGCAGGGCGAGCTGTCCGCACGACTGGACCAGATCAACGCGGAAGCCGATCTGGCTGCGGTGACCAGGCAGAACACCCGCAACCAGCAGGACCTGTTGAAGGCGCAGGAACGTCTGATCCGCATGTCGGCGGACGTGGCCGGCGTCGATCTGGTAGACGCCACTGCCACATCACAGGTGGCGAAGCTTGTGGTGGAGATGGCGGAGCTGCAACAGCAGATGGATTCCAGCCTGCTCGGCAAACTCGGCATTGGCCCGTGGGGTGCTGAGCAGCGGGGCCGTGAGACTCAGATGGAGTCCTACCGTCAGACTCTGCAGGCGATTGCTGAGGAAACCGGGGTCACGATCTCGGACGCTCAGATCGGTGACGCGATATCGCAGATGCAGGCCGTCCAGTGGACTGACGGTGACCCCATGGCCGTGCTGCGTAGTGTCATGCCGAACCTCGTGGAGGCGGAGACCGCGCTGCGGATCAACGAGTACATGGGTCCGATTTGGGATGCGCAGGATGCTCGGGATGATCTGGAACGCGAGGTCGAGGACCTTGAGTCTGAGACTGACCTGTTCGAGCAGACTCAGCCGCTCGAGGAAGCCATCGCCGGCTTGGATTACACCATCGCTGGTCTTGAGAATGCGGCGAATGCGTGGGCTGAGGGTAATGAGGATCTGCGTGCTGAGTATCTTCGCCTTGCCCGGGAGAATGCTGACGCCGCTGAGGGTCTGGGTGTCGATTGGCAGCTGGATGACGAGTACGCGACGCCGGCGGTCCGGGATCAGATCACGAAGGAGGTGACGATCAATCTGAACGGTGGAGAGATGTACACGGCCGATCAGGTGGATGCGCTGATTGCTGAGGTCATTTCTGGCAGCAATGTGAGTGCCACGGTGAATAAGTCGTCATCCACGGTGGCGAAGGCTAAGCGGGGGGTGATGGCCTGATGTTGGAGGTCACGCTCTCCGGTGTGAACAACCGGAGATGGTTGCTCACGGGCACGGAGTCCACCAGCTCGGTGCTCGCCCCGATGGAGTCCCTGGCCGGTCTGGTGGGCACGTCGTCTAGGCCGGACGTGCAGGTGCCGGGCCGCTCAGGGGTTGTTCCCGGGGTGCCGCGGTTCGGGGCGATTGAGGCGCAGCTCGAGTTCTATCTGCATGCCGATGATGGTGATGAGATGGAGCGGGTGTATCGGGAGTTTCGGCAGGCGTGGAACCTCTGGTCGCCGGCCAGAAAGAACCGTCCCACTGTCGTTGCGGTCGCTGCTGACCACCCGCTGGGAACGTTTTATTTCGACCTGTGGTTGGCTCAGCCGATTGCTGGTGTGCCGGTGGATATGAGCCGGCGAACGTCGGCGACCGTGTTGGTGGATGTGTTCGCCCCTGCTGGGCTGGCGCGTTCTACGCAGGCCGGTTCGGGAGTCGTCACAGTGACGAATATGGGTGATACTTCGGTATACCCGAAGCTCTCATATTCGGGGTCTGGTGGGGTGGTCGAATCGCCCTCCGGGGCGACATTCACCCTCCCGCCGGTCACTGAACCCACTGTCGTGGATCTGGACCCGCAGAAGCTCCGCCTCGAGGGTGCTTTCCCTGAGGGTGTGGAGCCGGGGGAGTCTGGGGTGTGGGTTTTGCCTGATGGGGTGACCGCGTCGTGGCAGATACAGGTGGCGGACCCCTGGGCCTGATCGATTGGGGTGTGGCCCGCCCCTCACAAACTTTTAAACAATTTAAATAGGTGGTGACTCGGTGACCGACTGGGAATCTTGGCGGAAGCACGTCGATTACGTGGTGGAGAAACGCGGCCGCTGGATAGGAATCGGCGACGGCGACGGAGCACCACTGTTCGATCTTCCTGATCTCACATCGATTGGCACGCCGGAGCAGTGGATGTCCTCCGAAGATCTCGAGGTATCACTACCTGCGGCTGGGCCGGATGGGCAGCTGTACCGCGCCACCGAACTTTTGGTGATGGACGGGATCAAGGATTTCGACCCGTCCGGGCAGCTTCCGCCGGCGGAGGATGAGTACACCCTTCTGGTGGCGATGCGTGGCGAGGATGGGAAGGTGGAGCGCCGCGGCGGGGTCATCTCGCACACTGACGGGGCAGACCCGAATGGAACCGGGGCGCCCACGGAGATCACGATCCACGCGCTCAACCTGATGGACGTGTGGAATACGGTGCCGGCGGTGTCGTGGCCGAACGCCTGGTGGAACGCCACACCGTACCCACAGACGTCGGATGAATCCGGTCTGGACTACGACAAGGCGTGGGATATGGCGCGGGTGGAGATGGCGACCCGTACGACGTTCACGTTCAAGCACGGGCCGGCGGGGTTCGTGATCCGCCGCCTGGCGCAGGAATCGCTGGATGCGGTGATGTTCACTCAGCAGGATCCGGACGGCACCCGGTGGGTGGACGATTCTTTCCATGTTGTGGAGGTGCCGGAGGTGGATAACACTCCGGTGATCAGCTTGGAAGCTCGCGATGGCAGCTTGTGGGACACGGTTTCTGCTCAAGCGCAGAACGCTGGTGTGATCCTCGGTGCGCGGCTGTGGTGGCCGGGTGACCCGCCGGTGCGGTCGTGGGAGCTGGCTACCTCGAGCATGACCGCCGGGCGGGTGGATATCAGCCCCTCTGAGGGTGAGCCGTATCGGCAGGTCGTGGAGCAGACTTTCGACCATCCGATGGTGGTGCTGACGGTTAAGGAGGTCTGATGATCCCGTTTTTCGTGGCCGAAGGGGCTAGTGTGACGGTCCTCCGCACGCTGGCATCGTCTGCTTTCGGCAGCTATTCTCTGACCCCGCCGGAGGGAATTGAGGTTGAGGATATTCATGATTTTGAGGCGCCGGGGAATGAACTCGGCTATGTCGCCTCACTGAACTCCGGGCGGCGCGTGGGTGGTCTGGCGCGCCGTTTCGTGCGTTCTGACGTGTCTGTGGCCGCTGCTGACCCGTCCGACCCGGACGTGATCCCCGAGTCTGATGTGGATATGGTGCTCACTCGGGCGGCGGCGCAGGTGTCCTCCGATTTCTTCCTTGAGTCCGATATACCTAAGGCTGGTTTGGGGCCGTGGGTGCCGTTCGTGGATTTCAAGGTGGGGGACATGGCCCGCATCGACGTGTGGGGGGACATCGTTGCCCTGCCGGTCACGCGGATTGAGCCGATCATTTCCGATCACAGCATCGTGGATTGGACGGTGCATGTGGGTGGCCAGTTGGTGTCCGATGAGGATGCCCGCATGGTGGAGAATGAGGCGCTGCAGAAGGCGTTTATCCAGGACAGGCGGGAGCTCGCCGACCTCGGGGTGGCGACAACTAAGGCTGTGGCTGAGGCTAGCTCTAAGGCGGAGTCGGCCCAGGACACGGCTGATGGTGCGCAGTCGTCTGCTGATCGTGCGCAGGGTTCGGCGGATGAGGCTGGGCATATGGCTGCGGGTTTGGCGCATCCGGAGGACAGTCTGGTGCCGCACTCGGATACTAATGGTGCTCCGTATTGGGCGGGCAGCGTGGATGCCCCGGCTGAGTGGACGGAGGATGACGGACCGCCGGGGTATGAGCCGTCGGGTGAGCTGCATACGGCCACGTGGTACGAGTACAGTGACGCTTCCTCTCACCGGGGTGACGCTGCGTTTATGGAGCTGTCTGACCGGGTGGACTACAAGGTCGGTGTGTGGGCGAAAGCCCCCGACGGGCACCCGGACGCGAGGGCTGGGTTCCGCCTGGTCGATGAGGACGGTGAGCAGTGTATCGAGCGGTGGCGGCGGTGGACCCCACGTGGCGAGTGGCAGTCGGGGGATGCCGTCTACATCTTCCCGGACCAGGAGGATGGCTGGTACCGCTATGAGTATGTGGTGCGGCTGAAGCCTGGGGCGAAAAAAGCCCGGGTTTCTATTGCTGCCGGCGGGGAGTACGGGTCGCCGCTGCTGAACCGGCTGAGTATGGCCGTCCGAAACGTTCCGAAAGAGGACATGGATGCGTTTCAGTCGAAGCAGATCGCGGAGAATAACGCGATTCTCGGCACTTTGGAGGAGCACCAGCTCCAGCTGAGCAAGATCCAGCAAATGGTGGTCGGCTCCACCTACTCCTACATCGATTATCAGATCCCGAGCCAGGGCGTCGGCTACAACACATTCCACGAGATCTACTCCCTCACCCCGGCGGTGGATATCGTCTACGACATTTACTACCGGGTCGGCTGGGACGCCGCGTCCCACGACGATTACTCCCTGTCGATCTGGATCAATGGGGCCGAGCGGTACTACTACAGGTCGAACAATCTCGGCCCATTGTTCCCGTGGGAGGACGGTTACCGCCGGGCGTGGATGACCCGCAACGGGGTGCGGCTCAACGCGGGGGACACGATTAGTTTCCGGGTGTGGTCGAACGCTGGGGCGTCGTCGCAGCGCAGGGTGCGTGACGGCGTGATCAACATGTCCCAAGTGACATAGGGAGGAGAGTCATATGACGCTTGTGAGTGGGCCACTGAAACTGGTGACGGATGAGCCGATGCTGGTGTCGGAGGTGTGGGTGCGTGCCGAGGATCCCCGGATTTCTGGCGGCGGGCTGGTGGGGGATACTAACGCCACGGTCCCGATCCCCGACGATCAGCCGGGCTGGTTTGAGCATGAGCTACTGCCCGGCCCGGCGGTGCTGACGCTGGTGACCGCCGGGAATCCCGGCCTGACGGTGAAGATCGTGGTGCCGGACCTTGAGGAGTCGCCGCTGTCGGAGGTGCGGGAAGCCGCGCTGATCGCTGATGATGCGACGAAGCGTGAGCTTGAACGGCTGTCACAGCAGGTGATCGAAGACCGTAACACGGCCACCGGGGCGGCCTCGTCTGCTGCTGATTCTGCGTCTGCGGCGGACGGTTCGGCCCAGGCTGCCGCCGAATCCGCCACTAATGCCGCCACCTCGGAGGGGGATGCGGAGACGTGGGCGCAGATCTCGGAGGACGCCGCCACCGTCAGTGTGACCGCTGCGACAGTGTTTGAGGGACACATCCCACAAGACATCGCCGATGCCACGGCCCGGGCGGAGGACGCGGAAGCGACGGCGGTGGATGCTGCGGCTGAGGCGGTGCCGGCGTCGATGCATGACGCGCAAGGCATTGTGGATCGGCTTGAGGTCAGTGTCCAGGAGCTGATTGGTCTTGAGTACCGGGATCGTGCTGAGGCGGCGGCGTCCACGGCTGTTAGCGCGCGGGCTGC